ACCCGTTGCATTAAAACCGAAAAAATCCAATGCGACCGCCGATCAACAGCAGATCGGCAAGGTAAAGGCCGCGCTTCGCAAGGCTGGGTATTCTGCAGCCGATATCGACGCCATAATTAAAGAGCGGTCGGGCCCCGTCACTGGACTCGATCTGACTTCGATCGGTGAACTGCTGGAACTCGGAACCAAACCCGTCGGTGCCAAGCTGGGTGACAAAGCTGCAGCCGCTATACAAGCTGGTGATCTGCGTGGTGCGTTGCGTGCGGTAGCCGAGTCGGGTTCTACCCCCTTGATGCGGGAAGTAGCCAAGAAGCTGCTAGGTAAGGTAGGCAACACACGCATTGAGTTGGGTATGACGGCGGGCGCTGGGCAATACAACCCGGCCACTGACACCATCACGATCTCCCCCGATGGCATGCACGAACACACCCTGCTGCATGAGATGGTTCACGCGGCAATATCGCACGTCTTGCGGAACCGGTTCCACCCGCTGACCCAACAGCTTGCCAAGCTCTACCAGCAGCTTGCCCCCCGATTGCGTGGGCAGTATGGGGCCCAAGACGTGCAGGAGTTCGCGGCAGAAGCACAGACCAACCCGGATTTCAGGACCTCCCTGCAAAGCATCCCGCTGCCGCAAGGCGCACTCAAGACGGCATGGGACCACTTTGTTAACGCAGTTCGTAAGTTTTTGGGTATGTCCCCCCGGCAGTCCAAGACCGCTCTCGACAAGATCGACAAGCTGCTGAATGACCTGCTGGAGACGGCGGAACTTGAGCCTCGTGTTGGTGGAGATACGCTGTTTAATTTTGATCAAAGCGGCGGGGCAACATTTAACCCCACCAACTACCGAGAGTCTGTTATTTCGTGGGCCAAAGAGCGTTTCGGCGACCGCGTCGCCCCCAACGGAAAGCCGGTGTGGCAGAACTTCGTGCGGTGGTTTGGCGATAGCAAAGCTGTGGACGAGCAAGGCGAGCCGTTGGTGGTGTATCGCGGGGGTGTTGATAACAAGAACATGTCTGATGCGTTTCTAAACGCGGAGCCGCGTGAGGGCTACGCCGTATTCGCAAGCACTTCCCCATACGTTGCTTCTTCCTACGCAAACCCCGACAACACATTTTTTGATGCGCAAGTTGGTGCGGTAACGCCGCTGTATATAAAGGCAAACACGTTGGTCGAATTCTATGTCGGCAAGCGATTTGACATGTTTGAATTTGATCGCCAAGCCAAACAACTGAAACCCGGGCAGGTGCTGGTTGCCCGTAATGTTTATGATACAGGGCCAAGAGCCGACCGTAATATTGACCCAGAACAACGCTACTCTTATCCCAGCGACGTTTACGCCTTTAATAGCGGCACGTCCGTAAAATCCGCCATCGGCAATAAAGGCACGTTTAAGGACGACGCGGCGGACATCTTGTTCCTCAACGCCAACGTATCCGGTTCGCCAAAAGCCTATGCTGAAGTCCTCAACGGTATGGGTAAGCAAGCCAGTAACCTGCCGGGTGTATCGCAGGGCTGGAAAGACGCGACAAGCACGCTGGAGCGGGGGCTTACATCCGCACTGACAAAAACGATGGACTTGAATCAGCTGTCGGAAATATACGCAGACCGCGTACCTGCGCTGCGGGACATGTTGGAAGGCATCGGCCAGCGCCGGGGTTTTGAGAACACCCAACATGCAACCCTTAGCTCTAATCTGCTGGCGCTGGAGAAGCTGCGTAACAAAACAAAACCCAGCGAATGGCAGACACTTGAGAATGTGGTGACTGACTCGACCATCGCTATGTATGATCCGTCGAACCGAAGCAAGAGTGGCAAACCGGATGCGCCCCAAGGCCCTGCTATCCAACGTGCATACAACAGCATGTCGGACGAACTGAAGCAGGCGTACTCCACGATCAAGGATCACTATCTCGACCTCTTCAAGAACTACAAGGCCGCGCTGGAGAAAGACCTGCTGGTGCTGCCCGCTGAAGAGCGACAAAAGATTCTGGACGCTATCGAATCCAACATCAAGCCGTACTTTCCGCTGATGCGATTCGGTGACTACTTCTTGCGCTTTGAGCGCAACGGCGAGACTGTAACGATGGCGTTCGAGTCACCGGAAGTTCGTAACGCGTTTATTGCTTCGGAGAATATCGATCGTAAAGCGTTGGGGTTCCGGTCTTTCCAGAACTTGGCGGAAGTGCTATCCCGCCCGCCGTCTGACCCCATGATCAAACGCACGCTAAAAATTCTGCGGGATAATGGAGCCGATCAGACCACCGTGAATAATGTTCACCGTGCATTGCTGCAACTTTATCCCCAGCAGTCCGCGATCATGAATACGATCAAGCGTAAGAACGCTCCGGGCTTTGAGCAGGATGTGGTGCGGGCATACGCCACGCTGGCTCCGAAGCTGATTTCCCAAACCGCGTCCCGGATGTACAACCGTGCGATTGAGGATGCTGCGGCGAATGCGAGGATTGAGCTGGAGACGTTGTCTAGCAGGGACCCCCGCGGGTTTGACCCAATGGCTGACGAACTGGCACGCGAGCTGTCTGGTGAGAAAAACTCCCGCCTTGATGTGACGCTTAATCCGAGCATGGGGTCAATCGCACAAAGTATTAACTGGATGACCTACGGCTTCCACATGGGTGCCAACGTCTCGTCGGCTATCGTCGAATTGACCGCAACCCCGATGATCGCGTATCCGCTGCTTGGCGGGCGCTACGGGTTTGGTAAAGCGTTTTCTGCACTCACCGATGCGTCAAAAGAATACGGCAAACTGGTGTTCAAAGACGCTGGCAAAAACTTTAAGGCGCATCACTATCTGTCCACGGCCAACACTGTGCCGAAGGGGCACAAGTACTACAACCTGATCAAGACATTGCAGGCCCGGGGTGTGACCAACGTATCAGTCGCGCAGGAGATCATGGACACCCAAGCTGCACGTGGAGATTCGATGTCAAAACTGCGCCGAAACCTTGGCACGGCACTTGGCATCATGCACCATCATGCGGGTATGGCTAACCGTGAGATCACGGCAATGGCTGCGTACGATCTGGCGAAGAAGGCCGGGAAGTCTGAAGAGCAGGCCATTGACTACGCGATAAAGACCACGGTTCAAGCGCACGGTAGCGGCATGATCGAAACCGCCGGTACAATCTTCCAGCACCCGATTGGCCGCGTGATCCTGATGTTCAAACGGTACGCACAAAACTTGATGTTCTTGATGGCGCGTACGACCTATGTGGCAGTGAAGGGAGACACTACGCTTACACCGGAAGAGCAGGTCATGGCTAAGTCGATTGCCCGCAAGCAGTTGGCAGGTATGTTCGTCATGGCGTATGCGTTCTCCGGGGCGCAGGGGATGCCCTTCTACGGGATGCTGGAGCTAATTCACGACGCGCTTGATGCCGCGTTTGGCGATGACGAAGACCCGCAAGACTTCAACCTAATGGTGCGAAATGCCATCGGTGAAATGAACTACAAGGGCCCGTTCGGTGCCCTCACTGGTATGGACATCGCCCAGCGAACAGGCTTTGGTGATTTGATCCTGCGAGACGACTCCCGGACGAAGGCCGAGCTGGGCCCGGTTCGCTACTATGTCGAGCAGTTGCTTGGTGCCCCGATGGGGATGGTTGGCAATATCGACCGCGGCTTCCGTATGATTAACGAGGGGTATTGGGAGCGTGGTTTGGAAGCCATGGCACCTGCTGCAATTCGTAACGCATTTAAAGCCAATCGCTACGCTATTGAAGGTGCCACAACGCTCAAGGGTGACCCGATCCTCGACGACATCAGCATGACGGAGTCGCTGTTCCAGTTGGCAGGCTTTGCCCCGACCCGGCTGTCGGAGATTTACGCTCGGCGTGGTGCTGCAGAGGAGATGGAGCAGGCCATTCAGAATCGCAAGCGTAGATTACTGGACCAATATGAAATGGCACGGGACTCCGGGGATGATGACGCCCTTGACTCGGTTCAGGACAAGATCGCTCGCTTCAACGAACTGGTGCCGGAGTACCCCATCACAGCCAAGACGATCCGCGATTCAATCGAGGGTCGCCGCAAGCGCGAAGCGCAAGCGCTGTATGGGGTGCAGATCAACCCGAAACTGAAAGAGCGAATCCGCAGGGCTATCGAGGGTGAAGAGTAAGAAAAAACCCCCAGCATTGCGCCGGGGGTAAAAGGGAGGAGAAGCGACGACCAGCGAGGAACTAGCGTCGAAGGAATAATAGCACGGGTTATCGAATCCGCCAAACCCTGATGCCGGTCAAGCCCTTCTCCGCCACCTCCTCAACCAGCAGGCCGTAACCGTGCGTGTCCGCGGCGTATATTAGTTGTCTCTTGAGTTGCTGGGTAATCACCAACGGGGCCGGTACAAAAAACGACGTCCCAATCAGTAACTTATCCCAGTCAACTACTACTGGTATTCCCAGTATCTGTGGTTTTGTCGGCATCGCCTAATACGTCCTGATCGATATCACGGAGAACCAACACTCGTTCGTTGGCGGATATGCTGGTGCCTTTGCCCAGACGCTTGCGAGATAGGCCCTTGAACTTGCCCTCACGCTTGAGGTACCCAATAACCGAATCATACGACACCTGCCGACGGGCACAAAACTCCCGGAACCGGGCTGCACTGATGCACAGCTCTTTGGTGTCCGGCTCGTAGCGGATCAGCAGCTTGCCCTTGGGCTCCTTGATGGGGGCATCGAACATGGTGCCGAACGACGGGGCACCCTTGATAACCAGCGTGTCATTGACGTGGTTGGACAGGAACGCACCCAGCACCTCATCCAGCGGCACCGTATCAATGGCGGACTTGGTCTTGAGGTCGGTCAGGTATTTGACGACCCATTGGTAGAGACGCTTCAGGTCCGCGGAAGTCAGGTTCATAACCCCACATTCCATAACGTAGACTCCCGCCGTAAGGATGGCGGCAGCGGTTGCCGACTGGTACTGTTCTCGCTGCTGTAACCCGGCTGCGGCATCGAGCTTCAGCTGCACCTTGCGGAACGTGTCGTGGATCGTATCAGTCTTGGGGAGCAGGTGCTGGATGTATATCTCGCCAGCAATACCGTAGTTATCGAACAGGGGCAGGAACAGGGCATCGGACTCGGCCTTGCTGATACCGTTAGGGATGGACACCTGAAACTCCATAATCCGGCGCAGCTCTCCGTCCGGTTCGCCCTTGATCAGTCGCAGCTTATCGCTGATGGTGGAGTTGCCGGTGACCAGACTGATGTTGTTCCACGTCGATTTATTGGTCCGCTCGATGTTGGCCGACGAGGTCATGCGGTTCCGGGCACGGCCCTGCATCGTGCTGTAAATGAAATCTGACAGGTTCTCAGGCTCCTCGTTGGTGATCTCGTCCGTGGTGGCCGATATGTTGTTCAGTACCCCCACCCGGTTCAGCCGTGCGTTCACCGTATCCCGCAGGATCAGGCAGGTATCTTTGGGGTGGCCGAAGATGCTGTTGACCATCCAGAGCATCGTGGTCTTGCCGGTGCCGCCGCTGTCAGAGTGCAGGCTGATGATGCCGCCTTGAGTCTTGGTGAAGGGCATCAGGGGTGAGGCAAACCCTGCCAGCAGGGAGAACAGCTGCAGCTCCATGCCGGGTTGGTTGTAGTAATTGGCGATCTTCTGCCAGCCCTCAAGGGTGCCTGCCTTCTGATACATCGTCGCGATGTTGACGGTAGTGACCGTGGGTGGGCTGTAGCGTACCTCGTCGGCCCGGATTTCCCGGTCGCCCACAATGAAGGATTGGTTGTTGTCTGCCCAGCCGAACTGCACCCGCCCGAGCTTGGATTGGTTCGACTTCTGATACGTGTTTACCCAGTAGTTTGAATATGCCATAAGTTTGTCCAGTTGTTGTCCTTGCGGGCACATGCCCACTGTTGCGATCGCATCCCGAAACCGCTCCTTCGCCAGCACATCGGCCAGCGGTATGCAGAACTCCTTGACCCCATCCTGCGGGAAGTGCACCCGAAAGAGCCCCGTAGCTCCTGAATGTGGGTCCGCGATCTGCGCAACCAAGTAGAAGTCATGGGGGTAGATCAGGATATCCTCTTCGTGCAGCTCCTTGGTCTTCTTGTCCTCCACCTGCTCCCGCACATACACCCCGCCGTTTTTGCCGCGAAAGAAGGGGAATGGGTAGGCAGGTATCTCATACGTCACCGGCTCGTCGGACTCCGGCAGCACCACCTCAACCGTGCGATCCTCCTGCGTGGCCTCCAGCACCCGCCCCATACCCAGCGTAATCGGGGAACTGATCTTGCCGAAGTGCGGGCACCCTTCGCACAGGGTGGCGTCTATATTCTGGAACGACGTGCAGGTGTAGGGCCCCTTGGTCGCGCTGGCCTTGCGCTCGGTCTCGTCCGGGTTGTAGTCAGGGTGCTGCCGTGAGACCACATGGATGGCCTTATCGCGATCGGCGCAGTGCTGGGCTACCGACAGAACAGCTCGCCACAGGGGCTCCGGGATGGTGGCTTGGTTGCCCACCGCATGCATGATCTGGTTGCACCCCTCACCGGCCACACTCTTCTGCAGGATGTCCTTGAAGTTGGACGGGCGGTTAGCCAGCAGGCTCTTGGTGACCTCATCCATCGGGCGCTTGACAGCCGACGTCTCAAACTCTGATACTCCCAACAGCTTGCGCAGTTCATCAAAGGGCGTGACTGCCCCAGTCTTGAGGAGCTCCACTGGCAAGGGGTTATCTTTATCCTTGACGTTGAAAGACCCCGGCACCCGCAGCACTCGCACGGCGTCAGCCGTAACAGCAGGGTCAGCCTTGAACCCCTTGATTGCGCACAGCTGCTTCAACTTCTCAGCCAGCGGCTTCCACTGCACCCGGGTCACAGCCTCGGTAAACGGCCAGTAGGCATGGATGCCCCGGCCTGAATTCACGACCCATGGGGTCGGCAGTCGCATGTCCTTGACAAACTCCCGCAGTGCAGCAACAGCCTCAGTCTGCGTAGTGTATTTCTTGCCTTCTTCATCCTCGCCGCAGTCCAAGTCCACAAACAGGGACCGGATCAGCTTCATGTTGTCCGTCGTGCGGGTGCTGGCGGTATTGAACGTCGCCAACGCAAAAAACGTGTTTTGCCCCCCACTGATTAGTGTGTCGCATCGTGCTTCGAGGTCGGGTATCGTATCGTGAAACGTCTGGGCTACACGCTTCCCATCGATCGCCACCGCCACGTAGACCCCCGCCGCAGGCAGCACAGCCTGCAGGAATTCACTTCTTGTTTGCATGGGTGATCCGTCCAAAAGAAAAAATGGGGGTAGGCGTCCCTACCCCCCAAAACGACCTAGCTTCAGTCGTCCCACTCAGCAAGCAGTGCTTTTGCGTCCTTCTTCGGTTCGGGTGCAGCAGCCTTCGTGTTGCGCTTGGTCGGGGCTTCCTCGTCCGACTCGGCCTTCACTTCCAGCTTGGCCTCGGCCTTCTTCTCGACGGGCTTGTCGTTGCTACGGAACTCCTCATCCCGCTTGGCGATCTGTTTCACACCGTCCTGCTGCGTCACCGTAAACGTGGTGGCCTGTTTGGCAGCGGGGGTCTGTCCGGCCTGCTGGCATGCCTCAAACTCAGCCTCGGTCAGCGGGCGCACCGCCTTGAAGGTCAGCTTCGGGGTTGCCGCATTGGTGTCGAACCGGGCCTCAGTCACGACCGCGGTGATGGGCACATTGAAGCCAGCGAGGAACTTGGCATAGGAGTTGAGCGGCAGCTTGCCGTTCTCGCCGTCACCAAAGATCGACGCAGCAGGCAGGGACAGCTGAAACACGTCGCCACCCAGATCATTCTCCAGCACCACAGCCAAACGACGGCTGAAGCGGCAGGCACGGGAATCACCCTGACCCGAGCCCTTGATGTTTTGTGGGCAGGTGGCGCAGGTAATAGCCTGCGGGGTCTCAATGCTCTTGTCCGGGGTATCACCATCGGCAGACCAACAAGCGGGCGCTGCAGCCTTCTCGGCATCCGGATCGTAGGTGCCTTGATAGAATGTGCGCCCGACCTTCGGTGCTGCGTTGACGATGACGAAGTTCATCGCCCGGTCCTCGTTGACTGCGATCTCTTTGCCGCCGGACAGCAGACGCCACACGCCGCCCTTGATCGAGATGCGCTTCGAGTTGGAACCACCACCCAGCAGGCTCTTGGTTACATCGTCCATCTCCCGATTCTTGAGGTATGTCGGGAGTTGGTTGCCGTTTTGAAACAGGGTCATATCAGTTGCCATTATCACTTCTCCTTGGTTGAGTTACTGCGCCGTACTGTTACATCGTAGAAGCTGTCCGAATTAAGCCCGGGGATTTTGATATCCGGGTTGTCCTTCAAAAACGTCTTCATGTTGCCTTGACTGATGCGGCGTTCCATCAAATCAAGTGTGTCATGCTCTTTGCAGAATTCGTGCATCGAGCCCCAATCAGATGACCAGTAGCGAATCTTGACCGACCGCGTCACCGTGCCGAACTGCGTCTTGAGACTATCTGCACCAATCAGCTTGCACTTCTCCAGCAGCTCGAACTTGATGGTCTCAAGCTGCTCCTTCAACGCACCATCATCTTCTTCATACTTACGGGCCAAGGCTTCGCGAGCGTCACGAATCTTAACGAACACCTTGACAAGTTTATCTGCTCCGATCTCGTCACTCATTTCCCATCTCCTCTTTGTAAAGACCGACTAGTTCCTCATGAATATCTACTTTGCCCTGCAACATCTTGTAGAGCTTGCGCTCCACTGAACTACCCTGCAGATGCACGACGGTCGATTTGTTTTTCTGTCCCGACCTGTGAACCCGTGCGTTTGCTTGGAGGTACGTTTCTACTGACATCACCGGCGACCAATACACAACAGTGTTTGCAGCGTGAAGGGTTACGCCATGTGATGCGGCCTGCGGTTGAATCACCAGCACACGCGGGTCAGGCGTGGTCTGAAACTTGTTGAATATTTCTGTCCTCTTCCCCGGCGATACACCACCGTCAATCACATCCACCGTATATCCGGACTTTTTAAGTTCTTCTGATATGGCGTAGATGCTGTGCCGGTAAGGAGCAAATACTAGGACTTTGTGGCTGGATTCGTCAATGACCTCTTTGAGAACACTCATGCGGCTCTTGCAATCAAAGTCCACAATCTCGCCGCTGTCTGCGTATATTGCACCGCAACTAATCTGTAGTAACTTAGTCAACTTAGCCGCAGCATTGACCGCGCTAATCTCCTCCCCCGCCGCCATCATCAACATCTCGGTGCGCATTTGCTGGTAGTACTTCTCCTGCTGCTTCGACAGCGGGACATCGCGTGTCACATACGTCATCTCCGGCAGGTCGAGGCACTCCTCTTTGGTGAACCGGATGGCTGGTTGCAGTACGCGGTGTACAACCTCGGTGGCGTTAGGCTTCGGTGCCCACTTGAACTGCGTGATCTTGTTCATCACCATGTCTTTGAACGCACCCTTGAACTTGGGCACACCCGCCGGGTTCACCACCTTGGCCAGTCCATACGCATCCTCTGGCGACTGCGCCGCAGGGGTACCGGTCAACATCCACACCCAGCTATCAGGGCGCAGCAGCTTGGCAAACGTCTTCCAACGCACCGTGCTGGGGTTCTTCAGGGCATTCGCCTCGTCAATGATCAGCAAGTCAAAGCGACTATCCTCCAGCAGCGTGTCCAGCACGATCTCCACGCCGTCGTAGTTGAGAATGACAAACTCAGCATCCTGCTGAATAAGCTCACGTCTGCGCCGTGCGTCCCGATGATGGGCCACAGTAACCGTGCGGTGCATCGCACACTGAAACAAGTCCGCCTGCCACGCCGACTGCATGATCGACAACGGGCACAGCACCAACGCCCTGCGCACCAGCCCCAGCTTCATGAGGTAGTCAGCAGCCCAGATAATGCTGGCGGTCTTGCCGGTGCCCTGCTCGTTGAAGCAGAACGCTCTGCGGTGCATGGTGAGGAATGCTGCAGTCGTACGCTGGTGATCGAACGGTCGGTATAGCCCGGGCCACTGGTAGTCTTTGTTGATGGGCGACGGCACGTTTTTGATACCCAGATTCTTCAGGACTTGCGCGGCCTCCAAGTCCCACTTCACCAGCACTTCGTTGTCCCCAACCATCGCACTCTTCGGGATCACAGATGTGATCCGTTTGGGGTTGCGCACTTTTAATTTTAGTGCTTTATTTTCTACGATTTCCATCGCTTCTCCAGATGACTTATAGGGCGAAGTGCTTGTTTGCACTCGCCCCGAATTACAAAACCATTCTCCGCTTCCGAAGAAGCTACGTCAACTACTGCATCTTGTGGCCTAAGCGGCCACTGACTACAACTGTTTGAAATCACTCACCGGTATGTGGCATACCTGCTCTACGTCCTGTACATCTCCACGGTCATACCGGCCACCGGTCTTGGCTGGATACAGCTGTTTTATCTTTACCCACCGCACGTCTTGCAGCCACGAGACAATTACGATAAACGGCACGTTCAGCAGCTTAGACAACTCAAGACCATCTTTCAGCTTGCGTTCGCTTATGATGTATGTCGGGTACTTGTCTGCCGCGTTGCGGCGATTCTTTATCTCGACTAGTGCCTTTACTTCGCCGTTGCTTACTACCATATAGTCAATCACAGATAACCGCGGCAGTTTAACGAATTGCACTCCTTGCTCACGCTCAGCCAGTTTTCGGATTACGTGCGCCTCTGCTGCTCTGTCCGCGCTGGACTCATAGATGGGCCGCATTTGTTTATTTGTTATCACCTTGATTGGCCGACTTAGAACGCAGCCGCAGATTACCCTTGGCTGATTTACCACCCTTGCGCAGCGGCTTGATGTGGTCGATGTCCTTGCCTTTGCGATCGATACCCATCTTGTCGTACATTCTGCGGGCGCGTTGCCGTTCGTGCTGATCACTGCTGGGACCGGACTTGCCAGTCTGCAGGTCGCGCTTGTATTCCTTTTTGTAGTTTCGTGCTTTTGCCATGGTTACTCCTTCTTGGGCTGATTCCGTTTAATAACGCCTAGTATCGCATCCGCGAAAATTGGATCGTGCGCAAGGTGCCTGCCAAACAGATACGCAATATACCGAGCAAACGATTCTTCATTCTTTGTAACAGCTTCCATCACACGCTTGTCAATCTCCTGATCCAAAACTAACGCTGCGTTCACTCGCTCGCGCTCCTCTATCTCCGCTTGCCGTTGTGCGGACAGCTCATCACGGGGCACCACGCCTTGCAGGTGAAGTTCTGTTTGGCGTTCCATACGTCCGTCTCGTGCGCTGTCTCCAGCCTGTTCGTTTCCGGCAACCACTTGTTCCATAGCTCCATCTCCTTGTCACGATCGTATTGTTCTTTGATAAAGTTTGTGTGTACAACGAACAGCAGTCCTGCTTTAACACGCTTCACCTGCGGGAACTTCTTGAACACAGCCAGCGACAGAATCTCCAGCTGCTTTGTATCTGCGTACTTGTCCTTGCCTGTCTTGTAGTCCAGCACCCGCGCCTCTTCACCGTTGATGACCAGCAGGTCAGCGATACCCCGCCACCACACGTTGTCATCGAAGAACCCGCACGGCTCCAAGTCACGGGTCAACCCCAGCTTCAGCTCGCAGTACTTCTCACCGGGCAGTGCCTTCAACTGGTCCAGCGCATCCCGCATAAATTCAAACCCCGGCTGCAGGTCCACGCCGTCACGGATGTAATCTTCAGCAGCCTTGTGCACCTCCAGCCCATACCGCATCTGCTCAGACTCGGGCTCCTTAATGTCTTTGAGAACACGGAGATGGTAGTATTTGCGAGGGCATAACTTAAAAAGAGACAGGCTGCTGTAAGACCATTTGATTGACACAGAGGGTTCCTCGGTTATTTTCAACAATCGAACAAGGTCTTGCCAAATCCGCCTTCCGCAGCCAGCGGCAGGTCAGGTGCCCAGCTAGGGGGCACACACAGATCAGCAATCATTTGCTCCATTGTAGCCTCTGCCAGCAAATCCGGCACCACCATGTAGCTTGCGTCGTGGATCGTCAGGGCGGTCGGGCTGTGGGGTATGGACTTCAGGGAGCGCAGCATCCCGTCACCAATCACGCAGCGGGCCAGCGCCTGAATCGATCCCTGAAACACCTTGGCCCCGTAGATATGCTCCCAACCGTTGCGGACCTTATACTCCCAACCGGAACTTGTGCGGCGCAGCATCGGGTACTGCATATACAACCCACTGGGCAGGAGCAGCCCCTCCTTGCCACACACCTCGATCGGGCCAAACGTCATGTGCTGGTCGTTGTATATGGCCTTCAACACCTTCTCGCCTTGGTCCCACGCATCGACCACCCCGGCGTACTGGCTGCGGTACAGGGCTACGATCCGTGTGGCTTCCTGATCCCCGATGTCCTTGCGGGAGCCAGTCTTGATGGCCTGCCGCAGCTTGGCCGCACCCACCCCGTAGATCAGGCTCAACTGCGAGGTCTTGCCGATGAACCGCTGGTCTTTGTCCACCCCTGCGTAGGGCACTCCGAACACCAACGAGGCAAAGTCTTTATACAGGTCGAGGCCATTGCGCAGCTGGTCGAGCTTACCCTTCATGCCGCCGAACCACAGGCCAACCCGCAGCTCGATGTTGGACAGGTCAACCCCGACGATGGAGTGTCCCTCCGGTGCCTTGATGGCCTGCTTGATGGGTGAAGTCCGCGGCAGGTTCTGCATGTTGATACCCCCACCCTCGCCCGACCACCGCTTCGTCCGCGCCCCGCAGTACTTGATGGGCACCGGCAGCTTGCCCCGTTTGGCGATGTCGATCAGTCGCTGGGTGCGGGTCTCCTCGATGGTGGACTTGGTGCCCAACCGTGCTGCGACCAACGCCTGCACATACACGTCCTCGTGCTCCAACAACGCCCGGAACGCCTCGTCCGTCTTGGCAAACGCGTAGGTCTCCTTGCCCGTAGCAGGGCTAATCTTCACGGGCGGCTCAACACCCCGGGCCTTCAGCAGTTCAGCGAACTGGGGGTTCGACATGAGGGTCGTGCGCTCCACGCCCTCCAACGCCTTCAGGAGCTTGGCCTTCTTCTCCAGCACGGTCGCAAGGTGCTCCTCCAATACCGGCAGGTCCAGCTCGAAGACCGGCTCCGTGAACATCCGCAGCGTCATGTCGATCAGCTTCAACTCCGCCTTGGGAAACCCCTTGGCCAGCATGATCTGGAACAACGCATAGCACAGGTTCACGTCATTGACGCAGTACTCCCCATAGCGTGATAGTTCTTCCGGCGTGAAATCCGCCCGCCGCTTGCCGATCGCATTGAGAACCTCGGTGCCTTTCTCACCCAGATGATACTTCTCGGACAGCGCCTTCAGCGACACTGACCCTGACCCATCGCCTACAGCGTTACCCATGGACATGGTATCGGCCAGAATCTTGGGGTGTATGCCGAACCGCCAGCTCAGGATCGCCGCATCGAAGGCACAGTTGTGTGCCAGCAGCATTGAGTTAGCCCAGTCGAATTGTTGCAGCCACGCCTTGGTCTCCTCGAAGCTGCCGCTGAACCACTGCGTCTCCTCGTCATTGACCTTCACGGCCACGCCGATTACCTCGAACTGATCGTCCCGGATATACGCTTCCGTTGTGATCTTGGACAGGCTGAATTCTTTGCTGTAGTAGGTCTCGAAGTCCAGCGTTAATAGGTCAGTACTCATACTCGTAGCCGTCCTCTATGTTGTCCCGCATCTCTTCCAACCTCCGTCGTGCGCTTGCACTTTTTGTTACCTGCTCTCTGTTGTTTACTGGCATGGGGTTATCCACGGTCTTCCGACGTGGCTGCTTCTTCTCTTCTACTGACCGGGTCTTTCTGCCACCGCGGTGTAGCACCACGAGCTCTTCTTTTGTAGAAAAACGCATGCCACATACCAGACACTCCCTGCGCCGGTAGTTGTCCCGGCGGTTTACAACGTGCGTCTTCCCGCCACAGCTGCATTTCATTTGACTGTATTCCAATCATGTTTTTTAGACAAAGAACGTAATGAAATAAACTTAACACGCTTATCTTTTCTATTGTCCGGTGCTCTTTCACGCCGCAAAGTTTTTTTGGTTGGTTTTTGCTGTTTTTCTTTCCAGAAAATACTCAGCGCGTTTTTGTTTTTCTGAAACAGCGCGGCTGAAGTTTTAGGATAAAACGCGGCAACATAAACAGATACGGGCATGCAGGGGTATGGTGGCATACGGATATCGTGTAAGAAGTTTTCTGTCAGCGGGTCTGAAAGACCACCGGTACCGTTATCCCACTGTATTCCATGATCAATCATAACCATCGCCGCGCATTGCCCCACTTTGTGGGTGAGCCAACCATCGATTAAGCAGCGTTTCATTTCTTGGCGCAGCGTCATTTCTTTTTGCCTTTCACCAACCGGACAGCAGGCTCCTCCAATACCTCCTGCCGGTACGCTTCAACGGTCTTGGTAATGTCGGTATGCGCGGAGCTGGTCGGTTTGAACTTGCACCCTACGTCAAGGATGTACTTTTTCCT